CTCCGAACTGGCGAATGTCGGGTTTGCTTCGCTGTTACCCATCAATGTGAGGGGAGTCGCGAAGAGAATATCGACAATTTCTTTTCTCTGAAAATCTCTTGTTTCCAAAAATTGTGAATCTTCGGGATTTATAGAAACATTTGTTGCTTTCATGCCTGATTCAAGCAACATAATCCTATGAGACTTACCTAATCCTGAATATACTTCGGAGATTGCTTCTCGCATTGATTTTGGGTCTTTTAATGCTGAAGGATGTTCGATTATCATTGAGGGGTGTGTGCCCGACCCGAAATGCCGCGCCCCGAACTCTTGAGTAGCTAGACCAAGCCCTATTGATTCCCTGACATATTCAATCGGATTGATCCCCATGTAACCATCGGACACCATGCCGCGAAGGTGCATTATTTCGCTTCCGGGGATGTCTTTTTTTGATCCATCAGGAAATACGCATTTATAAACAAGATTGAAATTTTTAAGTTGCTCAACCTCTTGAACTATGCCGGGAGCCAGCGGGATTAATTCTCTGATTTTCCCCGTGAGCTTATTTAATCCTCTGTTTTTTATTGCAAAGAAATTGCCGCGAAGATTTAAATGATTAATTGCCATGCCCCAAAATTCCGGCGCGGTCATCCATTCATTAGGCATATCGTGTAAAATAGGATAAAGGCTGTGATCTGATGCCTTCTCTCTCATTTCGCCATTGAGTTGCATTAAGTGGCAAGGGAGCATCCCAATCACCCTGGAAAGGATGTTGACGCATGAATAAACGGTTGATAATTTCATTGCCGTGTCTGAACTGACATTGACTCCGGCAGCCGTGGAACCGCCGCCGAAATACTCCCGCAAGAGTTGTTCAGTGACAGTACTTAAAGCCTTTGGGCTTATGCCGGATAAAATTCCCATTTATTTTTCGCTCATAAAAAAACCGCCTGCAAGAATTAAAACTCCACAAACGGTAAACGATACCCAAGGAATAAACAGGTAAAGGCCGTAACCCATTAAAGAGATACCGCCCACAAGAAGAAAATCCCTGAATGTTATTGCTCCGAGAAATTTTTTAATCATTTCATAAGAAGCCCCGCCCCTGCTTTCCTATTCCCGCACCGTTAGCGGCCAGTAACAAAATCTATGCCCCAAAGTTTTTAAGGCTCTTTACTAGACGGCTCAATTATGAATGATTATTTGATTTGATTATATAGACAAGGATTAACAAAAGTTAAAAAGGATTAACAAAGATGAACAGGGCAACGGTTGTTTTTATATTCTTTTTTAGAAAAAAGCTTAGTTGATATTTTACACTTTCCATCAACTGTCTTTACGAAAACAATTTGAATTGCATCTTCTGTATTAAAATTATTCTTTTTTATCTGGCGTTTTTTCATTTTACTAAATTAAGCTCAAAATATTTTCTTTTTATTTTTAGTATTTTAGGTTTTGTTAATGTCCATTTTGGAAATGTAGTTATTACAATCGGTGGCGCTTCTCTTTTTGTTATTTTAACTTTCGCTTTAATTATCATTTTTAATTCCCTGCAATTTTTTCATTTCACGTCGTCCTTATCAGTCCAATTGTAAAGTTTAATTTTTATTTCGTTTCCACCTGGTAATCGAAATGTAAATAAAACGTGGCCGGGAAATTGTTCATTAAATATTTTTACTTCTATAATCCCTACTTTAGCGCCGAAGTAATCAATTGGTTTATTGTTTTTAAATGCTGACAACAACTTTTTAACAATCTTTTTTCTATCTACAACTTTTTTCTTTTTCATTTTACTTCCTTAAAATTCATTATTCCCGTTGGTTGTATAGTGCCGGCCCCTTGGATTAGCGTGTCTTCCAACTCCCGTAAATTCTGCATATATTTATTAAATGCTTCTTCGCCCATTGTTTCACGCAAATATTTTTCCACTTCTTCTTGGGGAGCAGCTAAAATAAATTTATCCTGCTCTGCTATGCTTTTAAATTGTTTCATTTCACGCTGCCTTGAAAATTGCACTTAATAGTCTTGTTTATGCTGTCGTGCGAAAGAAAAAATTTACAATACTTTTCGCAAGCCGCCGATCCAATCTTCGCAACACCCGGAATACATGGAACGGGTGCCGGGTCTTGATTATAGGGACATGGAGTTAATAATCGCTTATCAGTTTTTTCATATTTAAGTGTTTGCATTATTCCGCCTCTCCCCTTATTGTTTTTAATATTGAAATTTTAAGATTATTTATTGCTATTGCAAAATTGGCCAGTGCGAAGGCAAACGATTTTTCGGGATATTGATATTGATTAATTTCTTTATGTATATTTTCGTTAATATAATTAAGTTGATGTATTCTAGCGAAACAATAATCTTTTAAATCTTTGATAAGTGTTTTCATTACGCCGCCTTATAGTTTTGTGAAACAATCTTTCATATCATTTAAAAACTTACCCATCCCGTTATCATTGTAAACCATTGCCCCAGTTCCGGTCTTTTTGACAACGTATTCTTTGTCCACGGTAAAATATATTTCTTTTTCTGCACCGAAAAATATTACTTTATCGCCGTCCTTTAATTCTCGAAGTTGATTGATATCCATCACGCCGCCTTTCCGAAGCGCCATTCTCTGATTTGCGTTTTCGTTATTGTTGGATGCCCTGCTGGATCATATGTCACCGGCAAAGGTTTCTTTTTTAATTTAGCATATCTGATGGCCGTTTGAACAGTACATTTTAATTCATCGGCTATGCGTCCCCAGCGGTCAAGAATGTCATCCATGCGGTCACTCCTAAATTTCTACGGTTGTTTGTACGCGACATAAAACAAATTGTTTTCTGCTTTCCCCTATCGCCGTACTTTCAAGAGTTTCTATATTTATCGAACTTACGTTTAATCCTGTACTCTTATTGAAATCAGTTACGATTCCGCTAATTACTGAGATAATTTTTTCTTCCATGTGCCTTTTTTCCATAATGGCATCTTCGATGTTCATAGTTTCTCCTTTATTTTCCCGTCATGCGGGCAATCATGGCTTCTTTGCTGAGTCCATCATAAACTGATTTAACAATTTCGTTTTTCTCGTATATCCCGGCTGCCATAGCCGCCGTTACCGCGCCGTCAACACGCCCTACTGATTTACGTTTGGATATTTTTCTGTTTTTATCATCATCAAAGGTAATAACAGCGTTGGCCATGCACCATGTTTGAGCCGGATTGCCACCGTGCCGCAATTCTTTGTTTAATAGTAAGGTTTCAAATTTCTCGATGGCCGGAGACATACTTTTTGCATTTTGACCGAAGGGCATCATTTTAATTCCGGTTTGATTATCAAATTTCCATTCACGTTTTTCTTTATCCCATGATCCAACTGCAATTTCTATTTCAGCCTTGGCAGCGAACTCGCGGAAGTCTGACATTCTGTCACGGTCATAAGCAACGCCTTGAATAGCGTATTTAAGTGAGCACTGATAAAGAAATTTTACTATATCTGTTTTGCTGATTGTCGGTCCATCTGAAGTAAACAAATTACCTTGTTTTACCCACACGTCATAGGGCACATGATCTTTTTCAACTTTTCTTCGTAGGTTCTCTTTGGGAACCCAAAAGAAAGACAATAAGCGGCAGTAGGGGTCGCTCTCGATAGGTGCAAACAGGAAATTTAAAGACGATAAGTCATTAACAGAGGATAAGTCCAACCCAGCGGTGCATATACGACCGGAAAACAATGACTCGTCAAACTTATCATCCCGCAAAGGATTCCATATTTCAGAACTTATCCAGGGGTTTTCGGCTTCGGTCCACACGCAAAAGTTTAATCGCTGTACCGTGGATATATTAGATGAAATGCCCTCGGCTTCTTTTACAAGTCCGCGAATATAATCGTAGCCAGGTATCCCATCATCAAGGGAAGGGTTGGCTTTAATCCAACACGATTCATCATATAAATATTTGTCGTCTTTTAAATCCTCTTCATCCAACGCGCAAATGTATGAAAAGAACTCGTCGTTCTGAAGCTGTTCACATGCTACTTTAATTCCAAGATCGTGATATTCCCAACATATAGACGTTTTATCATGACCCGAGTTGGTAATCATAAACAAAAGGGGTTGTTTTCTAAATTTAAAACCGGCGCGAAGCATTTTTATTACTGTACCGTCTTTATGTTCATGGATTTCATCATTAAGCGCCATGTGTGGCCGCATACCTGATTTGTCATTTTCTGAAGATATGATTCTAAAGAATGAATTTGAAACGTGGTGAGATAGCATCCACTCTTTGCCCTTGCCGCCAGCCGTGGCAAGCCGTTTTTGTAGTTCCGGCGATTGGTCGTAAAAAGCAATAGCATCGCGGAATAATATCGCAGCTTGGTCTTTATCAGTTGCCGCTGCATATATTTCCGCTCGCGATTCATTGTCTGCACATAAACCGATTAATCCGACACCGGCGCAAATTGGAGATTTGCCAGATCCTTTTCCAGTTTCAACATAAACAACCCTAAATCTTCTTTTATCATCACTTTTTCGTTTCCAACCAAATATCGAACCGACGATAAAATCTTCCCACTTGAAGAGTAAAAACGGTTTTCCCTCAAAGTCACCACCATTCAAGCAAAGTATTTCTTCGAAGAAAGAAATTGCATGAGCCGCGCACTTCTCGTCAAAGTAATACGAGTAACCATCGTTTTTTGACTTTTCCAGATCATTCAAATGCCGTTGACAGGCCCCGCGCACATAGGGACCGGCGACAATTTCTCCGGAGGTGACTTTTTGAGCATAGATAGTTGCCCTATCAGTCGTTAAAGAATTTGTCTTTGGCTTCCGGTTTTGCGTTTGTTTTTTTGTCTTTGTTTTCATTTCCACCTATAAAAGCAACTACTACGTTTTGATTATAAAATTGAATTACATCAACCTCAATATTCTCAACCGGTATATCAATACTAATCCTTACGCACTGATCGGCGGTGGTTGTAACTTTCGTTAATTGGCCGATAACCGTTGGAAATTTACTGGTATCATTCGGAATATCCTTTTGATTCTTTACTGATTCTTTTTTTTCAGTCTTATCGGTTCGATTCGCATATACCCAAGCATTTTTACATTTTCTCCCAGGGCAAAATTCCCTTTTCCCTCTCATTTCCTGTTTTTTTCCACACCATTTGCACTTTTTGAGCATTTCAAACCCGTTGTTTTAAGTCTATTTTGCACGCGAAGG